ATTTGATCTAATTTTTCAGTATAAACTTTCTTTGCAAATTTTTTATTTTCTTCTATTTCTTTAATTTTCGCAAGACTATTATTATTATTACTAGAATTAAGAGTATTACTCATTATATATATATATATAATATTTTTTGTTAAAATTATTATAGTATTTATGTTTATATTTATAGTATTATATGTAATATAAATTACTAATAATATTTTATGGTAATATTTATCATAAAATATATAATTGTGATAAAATAAATTATTTAAATGAATTATTCATTAAATATATATTTGTAATGAAATAAAAAATATTTTTCATTTTGTTGATTATAGAAATATATTTTTTTATTTTTATTATATTCTAAATCATAATTATTTATTAAAAGAGAAACTTGTAATAAACCATTATAAATTGATATAAATCCATTATCATATAAATTATGACAATATCTACACATAAATTCTACAACATTTTTATCATATATTTCATAATTATTTAAAATACATCTTGGTTTTAAATGAGCTGTTTCTAATAGACATAATGGTAATTTTTTATCACAAATTATACATAAGTGTTCTTTATTAGAAATTAAATAATTCCGCAAGCCTTGTTGTTCTTTTCTAATTTCTTTTAATTCATATTTTTTATGTATTTTGTTATATTTTTTATAAAATCTAATAATAATTTTTGAATAATAATATTTATGGTCATTTAATATTACATTACCTTCATTTGTTAATTCATATTCATTATTTTTACAAATAATTATATCTTTTTTTATTAAATTTTTTAATTCTATTTTTATATCATTTATTTCAATAGAATTTGTGTATCTTGTTTTTATATAATTATATAAATCAGTTAATGTTATTTTATTTTGTAAAATAAAATAATTAATAATATAATCTTTCATATTTTGTATTTTTTATTATACTATAATTTATTATAATTTATTTTTTAAGTTGATTGTTCTTCTACCATTATGTTATAACCTCTTTTTCCTGATTTTTTATTTATACAAACTCCTTTACTTTTTTCTTCTTTATAATTTAATTTTTCAAATTCTTCTTTAAATTTTATATGAGTTTTTAAAGGTTTTTTACCTTCTTTTTTACACCAAGACTCGTAAATTTTATATATATCTTTTAAACCAAATCTTAAATTTTTTTTATCAGCTTTTTTACAACAAGAATTAGAAAATAATAATACGTCATTATTTATTAATAATTCTTGTTGTGTAATATTTGTTATAGGTAATAAAATTTCATTATTATCAATTAATATTTGATTTTCTATAATATTTGTAATTGGTAAAGGTGAAACAATATCTAATGAAATTATTTCTGGTTTATCTTTATCATATAAATATAACCAACCATCTAAAGTTTTCCAATAATATTTATTTGGTAAACTACAATCATCTTCAATAAAATTATCACCATCCTCATTTTTATATTCACTAATATTTTTTTTTCTATATTGTTCTTTTATAACTGAATATTTTACTTTATCATCTTCTATAATAAATGGATTTTTTTTAATGTAATTTGTTGTAAAATCTGGAATATATTTTTTTTCTGTTTTTGTAGCAAGTTTAAGTATATATCTAACATCTCCGTTTTTGTTATAACCAATCCAACTTCTTGTTGCATAATTATTGTTAGATTTTAAACCATTATGAATTCCGTGTGTTGAATTATTACCATAATTTTTTAGTTTATTACAAAGTTCATCATAATCCCAAACTTTTGAATTTTCATTAGCCAAACTACAAACTTGATATCCATTTTGATTAAATGATGGTTTATGATTTTTTTTACCTATTTTTTCGAACCAATTATTTAATTCTTCAATTGTTAAATCAAAATATGTATTTATAATCCATGATTGACCATACTTATCAATAAATTCATTAATTGATAAATCATTTTTTATTTCATTTATACAAATATAATTAGGTAAGTTCATTTTTTTACACCACTCGCTTATTTCATCATCAGTCATATTATCGATAACAATTAATTTATAACCATTATTTTTAGTATCAATATGTTTGACAAGTTTTAAATTCTTACGTTTTTTTGAAACATCAATGTATTTCATATATTTACCAAATTTAAAATCACCATTATCTATTATACTTTCTAATAAATCTTTAATTTCTTCCCAATTATTACAATCCATAATAAATTTTTCAATTTCTTTAATAAATTTAACATAAAAATTTTGTATTACATCTTGTAATTCAGGAGTAGTCCATAAAGTAAGTTTCATTTTTCCATTTTTAAGGTCCGTATCATTATATTTCCCTTGTAATCTTAATCTTTGTGAAATATCAGTACAGTTTAAAGACGCATGAGATACAAAATATTGATCTGTTAAATGAAGTGAATAATTATCATAATCATCACTTGTAAATGAATATCCTCTTTCACTATATTTACCAGTTATTGTTATTACTGTTTTATATTTAATTTTATTATATTTTACAAACAATATTCTTAATAATTTATATACAAATTTTATATTAAATTTTTTTGTATCAATATCAAAATAACAATAATTATTTGGCAGAATTTCAGAATTTTCAGTATCTATGTAAGAACCATAAACTCCTCCGAAATCCCATAATCTTTTACTTGTTAAAGATTGTTCTGAATCCCATTTAGACAAAGATTTAATTTCTTCCACACAATCTTTAGATAAATATAATCTTAAACAATTTCCATGATATATAACTATAAATAAATCAGCAAAATCTTTAATTATTTTACTGGTTAAACAAAAATGATTAGCTCTTATTTTGTCTTCACTTATTAGTAATGAATTATATTTAATTCTTTGTCTATCACGTATTTCTGTAATAATTTTTTTTATATTTACATTATAATCTTCAACTATATCATAAGTTTTTTTTTTATGATTATCATTATCTTGATAATCCCACCAAGATTCAACAAGACTAGTATTAAAATTTATAAAACCGCTAAATAATCCGTAATAATCATTTGACCTTTTCATTTTATGAACTTTTGATATTTTAATTTGTATATCAGTTTGATCACTTAATCGTGTTGTTACATTATATAATAAAGAATGGGCAGTTCCTGTAATATGTAATGCATATTTTACTTTTTTATATATTTTAGCAAGTAATTTTTCACATTCAGTAGTATCAGACTTATCTTTATCATTTATTCTGTCGTTTGATGAAGTAGGAGACATTAAATCACTTTCATCAACTAATGTAGTTATATTAACAAGTTCATCATTATAACAAATATATTCGCTAAATTTAGAATTTATTTTTTCCAATTGACTATTATTCATTAAACAACAGAATATATCATTTGAATTTATTGCATTCTTATTGCTTAATTTATCAATAATATTATTACTATTTATATCTTTTAATTCAGGAAGTTTATAATCTTTCCAATAATCTATATTAATTTCTTCAAAATAATTTTGGATTTCATTATTAAATTCTTCAAACAAATTTTTAATAAATTGAATATTGAAATTATAATTTTCAGTTCCAACTATATCATCTTGTAATTGTTTTTGATCTATTCTTAGATTTCTAAAAATATATAATACTGGTCTTTTTAATATATGAACTGAAATCCACATAATTATACAAGCTTGAACTCTTTTTCCAAGTTGTATATCTCCCCATAATAATTCTACAATTGATTTTTCATTATCTTCTAAATTAAGTGAATTTAATAAATCTTCTTCAAAAGAAGGTAAATTAATATTTTTTGGAATATTTTTTAATTTAATTGGATTATCTCCCCAATTATGTCTTTCTAAACTTTCTCCATTAATATATTTACATTTTTCTAACATAAGAGATATAATTTTTTCAAGAGGTTTTCTGAATATTTCATTTCTTTTTTTATAAAATATAGATATTTTGTCTTCTAGTTTTGTCATTTTTATATATTTATATATAAGGCATATCTTTAAATTGAAATAAAGCATATTAAATATTTAAAAAATAATATGCCTTGAAAACAACTGCCTTAAAAATAAATATCAAATATAAAAAATATTTATATAATAAACTTACAATAATTATAATAATTATAATAAAATAAATTTAAAAATACGTGTATATAAAGCGTTTATAAATATATTTATATAATATATAAATATATAATAATGCCGTTGAATAAAAAAAAATTATATGAGAAAGAACAGCAAGAAATATTAATAAAATTAATGAATATTATAGGTATTAAAAAAGATAATGTTAATATTGAAAAAAGTTATATTGAAAGTGAAGATGTATCAATTCAAATAAATAATTTAAAAGATGATGTTGTTAAATATTTTTGTGCTGGAAAATGGGCTTCAACAAGAGTAGGTAATCATACAGAAATTAATATTGTTAGAAATATTTTTAAATATTTTGATATTGAAGTTATTTCAATAGAAAGAAAAAGAAAAGATGAAGATGGAAAATATATATCATATAGAATATATAAATTTATTATACCAGAAAGTATATTAAATGATTTATAATTATTTTTTTATTAAAAA